TCGCTCTTCTGCTCACTTGGCGTAGTATTGCTAAGCTTAAGAATAGCGTGGATACTAATTTACTTATCTTAGATGAGATATTTGATGGGTCACTTGACCAATCAGGTACATCTGATCTAGGATGGATTTTAAGAAACTTTGACGAGAGCACTAAAGTATATGTGATTAGTCATAAACAAGGACTAGATGATAAATTTGATAGAACTATTACTGTTAACAAGGATAAAAATTACTCTAACTTAGAGGAGACAGTTCACGAAGTGTCACATCCATTGGTTGGATAGTCCATTTCTTTGTTATGATGTATACATCAGACACAAAGACACATGCACACTCAACAAGAAATCAAAGGTAACCTTGCAAGACTACTTGCTACTGAGAACCTTATCGTAGAACATCGTAAAGTTTCTACTGCAATGTTTGACGTAGATCGTCGTGTGTTGACATTACCAATGTGGGACAAGGCATCTAGTGTAGTATATGATATGCTAGTAGGTCATGAGGTAGGACATGCATTGTTCACACCTAACGAAGATTGGAGAGATGTTGCAGATATTCCTAAGGATTATATAAACGTTATTGAAGATGCTCGTATTGAGAAACTTATGAAGCGTAAGTTTCCAGGTCTTAACAAGTCTTTTTCTAGAGGATACAAAGAACTTCATGACATGGATTTTTTCAGTGTTCAAGGTGAAGATCTCACTACTTATAGTTTGATTGACCGTATCAATCTTCACTTCAAAATCGGTGCTAGTGCAATGATTCCATTCTCTATAGAAGAGAAACTATTTGTTGCTCGTACAGATCTTGCTGAGACTTTTGAAGAAGTTTTACAGATTGCTCAAGATGTATATACATTTAGTCAACAAACAAAAGAAAATGAAGTAGAGATACCATTTACTCCTGAGGAGTCTGACTCTGCTGTTGATGTTCAAGGAAGTAACTCTTCACCATCTGAGAAAAAAGATACTGAATCTAGTGATGAGCAAGATCAACCAAATGCAAAACCTCAAGCAGGTGGAGCATCCTCTGGTGGTACTCATGCAAATATTGATGAAGATATTATTGATGACTGGGATGATGAAGATTACGAAGATGATGCTGCAGGTTCTGAAGGTGGCACTGGATCTGAAACTCAACGTTCTTTTGATGATGCATCAGAAAAACTTTCTTCTCCTGACTCAAAAAATCTAACCTATGTTGAGATTCCTGAGAAAGTTGACCTAGATAGACATGTTGTTGATTGGAAAAAACTCCATAACTGGATTGATAGTCAAGCACTTGAGTCTATTGCTTACGCAGAAGTTGACCAGAAATACAATGAGTTTCGTAAGCAATCTCACAAGGAGGTAAACTATCTTGTTAAAGAATTTGAGTGCCGTAAGTCTGCTGACGCTTATGCTCGTGCTGGTCAATCTAAGACTGGTGTCCTTGATACTACAAAGCTACATACTTATCTTTACAACGAAGACATCTTCAAAAAAATAACTGTTCTTCCTGATGGTAAGAATCATGGTCTTCTGTTTCTTCTTGATTGGTCTGGTTCTATGCAGAATGAGATTCTTTCAACTGTAAAACAATTACTTAACCTAACTGCATTCTGTAAAAAAGTTCAGATTCCATTTGAAGTTTATGGATTTACTAATGATTGGATTGCTGCTGAACGTGCTATCCAAAATCAAGAACATAATGTTGATTACTTTGAGTACAAGAGAGAGAATGCTGTAAAGAATGAAGTTTACATCAATGATGATTGGTTCCACTTAATAAACTTTATTTCATCTCGTTCTAATGGTAGAGACTATGAGCGTATGTGTAGAAATCTTTGGAGAGAAGCTTCTTACTACAGAAATTATACTAGTTATCAGTACACAATAGGTCTTTCACTTTCTGGAACTCCTTTGAATGAAGCAATAGTTATGATGAACTATATCATTCCTAATTTCCAGAAACAGAATGATCTACAGAAAGTAAATCTTTGCATTTTATCTGATGGTGAAGCATGTACAAGTGGATACGGTAGAGAACTTTATAATGAATACAAAGATGAGTATAAGATTAGTGTTTCACGTCTTGATTGGACAGCAGTTCTTCGTGACCGTAAAACTGGTCGCACTTATGCTCCTTTTGATTATGATAATACTACAAACATTTTCATTCAACAATTACGTGACCGTAATCCTGCTGTAAATGTTATTGGGTTTCGTATTCTTGATGGTTCTTCACTCTCTAGTTTTGTTGGTAGATATGCAAACTTTAAACAGTATACTGATATACAAAAGCAGTGGAAGAAAGAGAAGTCTGCTATTATAAGTAATCCAAAAGCATACAGTGCATTGTATGTTATCAATAGCAGATCATTGAACAAAGAAGTTGAGTTTGATGTTGAGTCTGGTGCTCAAAAAGGTGAGATCTCCAGAGCGTTCAAAAGAATGTTAGGTAACAAATCTACTAACAAAAAACTACTCAGTTCTTTTATAGGGTATGTCAGTTGACAAAGTGGCACATAAGGGGTTGATCACAACCCCACCACACCTTATACTATATTCATACACATCATTATTAGACCCATGCCTTTTGAACCAGTTCCTGTTACAACTGAAGACCTAGTTACATACCTTACTGATAAGGTAGGTTCTGAGGTAAACACTAAAGCTTTATTTGAAGCATCTGAGCATTTCAATTGTTCTCTCGCTACTGTAAAGAAAAGACTTAAATCTTATAAGCAAGGCATTGGTAAGTGGAATCTTACTGTTCAAGAAAAACTTGAGCAAACTTTCAATGCTCCTGCAGCAATGCCTTCTGTCGCACAAAACTTAATTCCTTCTAAGGATGATGGTTATGTTCCTTTTGGTAACTTTTCCGACGTAAAAAAAGTTATTCAATCTAAATTATTCTATCCAGTTTTCATTACTGGTATGTCAGGTAATGGTAAAACATTCTCTGTAGAGCAAGCATGTGCAACTCTAAATAGAGAATTAATACGTGTAAACATTACTATAGAAACTGATGAAGATGATCTTATTGGTGGGTTCCGTCTTGTTAATGGTAATACTGTTTGGCACAACGGACCTGTGGTTGAAGCTTTGGAAAGGGGAGCTATCCTACTTCTAGACGAAGTTGATCTTGCATCTAACAAGATCCTATGTCTACAATCTGTTCTTGAAGGTAAAGGTATTTTTCTTAAGAAGATTGGTAAGTACATACAACCTGCTAAAGGATTTAACATCATCGCTACTGCCAACACAAAAGGTAAAGGTTCTGATGATGGTAGATTTATCGGTACTAATGTATTGAACGAAGCATTCCTTGAGAGATTTGCTTTGACATTTGAACAAGAGTATCCTACTCCTAAGACAGAGCAAAAGATTCTTGAGAAAGTTGCTGCCACTGTTGGTAAGAACGATAAAGAGTTTTGTGAGAATCTTTCTAACTGGGCAGACATCATCCGTAGAACTTTCAAAGATGGTGGTATTGATGAAGTCATCAGCACACGTAGACTTGTTCACATCATGAGAGCATATTCTATCTGGAACAATCGTATGAAAGCTATCAAAGTTTGCGTCAACCGTTTTGATGAAGAGACTAAACAATCTTTCATTGAGTTATATGATAAGATTGATGCAGGAGTTGATCTTGACAAGGAGGAGAGTAATGAAGGAGAAGTTTAATGGATACCTCGGACACATCCTCCGTCTCAAAGACGGCAGGAGTGTTCGCATCATAGGAGACGGAGGTGAGGAGTGGAAGGCAACACATAAAATAAATGTGATTGACCTTGACGGAAATGAATTTCAATGTTATCATGGTGATATAGCACATGTCTGGAGTAAGAATTGAAATACAATGAGAAAGAGATTCTTGACGAGATCTCTGACTACATCTCCAATACCTACAGTGCACACTATAGTCAAAATGATGGAGTTCAAACTCTTGATCTTATTGATGCTATTGGTGATGCAGAAGCATTCTGTAGGTCTAACATACTAAAATATGCTTCACGCTATGACAAGAAGGGTACAGCAAAGAAAGACATTTTCAAAGTTGTTCACTACGCAGTATTACTTTTACATTTTCACAACAAACCTACATTATGAGTAAAGTTACTTTATCCAAAAAAACACTGGATGTTCTTAAAAACTTTAGCACCATAAATTCTTCAATAGTATTTCGTAAAGGAAGTACTGTAAGAACTATTTCAAATGCTGAAAACATTCTAGCAAAGTTTACTGGTGAAGAAATATTTCCTTCCGACTTTGCAATCTATGATCTTAGTCAGTTTCTCAGTGGCATCTCTTTGTTCAATGATCCTCAATTAGAATTTACAACTTCTGATTTTGTAAACATCAAAGGTGGTCGTCAATCTGCTAAGTATTATTTTTCCGATCCTGAGATTACACTTAAGTCTGCACCAGAAAGAAACGTAAATTTTCCTGGTTCTGATCTTCAGTTCAATCTTTCTAG